ATTTCTTTTACCTCATCTATTGACGTAACCCCAGAGAATGAGTAACATAAACATCAGTAATAAATTTGCGCCCTTGTTTAATATTCCCGACGGCGTGGATACCTTTATCATAACAGGCGGCAGATTCTCACAGAAGTCATTTGCGACGTCTCTAAGCGCTTTAAATAGTTGCACGAAGTACGGGCATCGAATACTCTACAGCAGGTATACAAACGCCTCTCTAAAGGATTCTATATTCGCAGAGGTAGAGGAGAAAATCGAACTCATGAATCTGGAGGACTCTTTCGAGTCGCAGCAAAACAGGATTGTCTCAAATTTCAATAAGAGCAAGATAGTCTTTAAAGGATTAAAGGCAGGCTCTGGAGTCCAAACTGCAAACCTAAAGGGATTAAAAGATTTCTCAATGCTCATATTAGACGAGGCGGAGGAGATGCAGGACGAGGCAATCTACGATAAGATAGTGTTATCGATTAGAGGGAACGACGCAAGCAATCCAAACCGAAATATTAAGGTCTTAATCTTAAACCCTACGAGTAAGGAGCATTTTATATATATGAAGTACTACGAGAGTAGAGGTGTGCAAGAGGGGTTTAACGGTGTGAAAGATAACGTCTGTTATATACATACCTCCTACCTCGATTGCCTTGAGTTTGTACCCGACGAGATACTAGACTATTTCGAGGATATGAAAGTCAGCAATCCGATAAAATACAAGCACGTCGTTTTAGGCTCTTGGCTCTCAAAAGCGGAGGGAGTCGTTTATACAAACTGGCGATTTGGCGAATTTAATCCCGACGGGTTGCAGGTTATCTACGGACAGGATTACGGATTCACAGACCCGACAACCTTAGTGGCTATTGCCATAGATAAAAAGCGAAAGATAATCTACGCAAAGGAGGAGCTATACAAATCGAAAATAACCATCTCCGAAATATACGCAATTAATAAACAGAGAGCAGGGCGTAACCTCATCATAGCAGATAGCGCGAGCGCAGGAACTATTGCAGAGCTGCAAAAGCTAGGTCTTAATATTAGAGGCGCAAAGAAAGGCGCAGGGAGTATTGCGGCAGGTGTGGCACTCATTCAAGACTATGAGCTTGTCGTACACCCAGACTCTACAAATATGGCAAAGGAACTAAACAACTACGTCTATACAGACAAGGGCGCAAATGTATTTTCTGCGATGTACGACCATAGCCTCGATGCTCTGCGTTACGGAGTTTCTCATTTGCTTGCTAATCGTGGCAAAATAGAAATAAGGTAAAGAAACAATACTAAGCAAAAATCGTTTTTATTATATGACAGAGACTATTAAAATTAGTGTACCCGAAAACATCGCAGATATTACTCTAGACCAATACGTCAAATTTGAGGCGCTCAGAGCGCGAGAGGATAAGATGACAGAGCAGGGAATGATTGAGAGAGTTATATCTTTGTTTACAGGAATGAAAAAACAAGACGTCAAAAAATTAGTCTATACAGACTACGAGGGTTTGATGGCTCAGATTATAGCAGCCTGTGAGCAAGACGTAGAGTTTGAGGAGCGGTTTATGCTTAATGGAATAGAGTACGGCTTTATCCCAAACCTAGACGAGATAACGACGGCGGAGTATGTAGACCTCAGCACTATAGGAATGGACTTTAAAGAGATGCACAAGATTATAGCTATCTTATTTCGTAGGGTTACGAATGAGGACGCTTTCGGCAACTATGAGATACTGCCTTACAAATACGATAAGGCTCTATGTGAGGAGATGCGAAGTTGCCCAATGAATATAGTTAACGGCGCTCTGGTTTTTTTTTGGAGTTTATCGAGAGAATTAAAGGAGGCTATCCAGAGATTTACGAATCAAGTGGAGGAGAAAAGCAAGCGGTAGATTATTTCTCCAAATGGGGTTGGTACGTAACTATTGATATGATGGCAGGCAATGATATACTAAAAATTGACAAAGTGCTAGAGATTCCTGTGCATGAGTTTCATACGTTCCTAGCTCATAAGTTAGACAGGCAAAATATGGAGGCAATATTAAGGAAAGGAAGTAACGTAACACAATTATAAAATGAACGCATATAGTAGACTATTAAGATATATAAGGAGTTTAGCAGAGCAAGACGTATTTGTTAAAACAATCACAACGGGCGCAGATATTGACTTGAATAAAGGCGATATATTCCCATTGTTTAATATTGATATAACAGACGCAACGTTTAGCTCTAACGCGACGATTACCTTTAGCCTTAATATACAATGCCTAGATATTAGAGATATAAATAACGAGAATGTAAACGATAAGTTTTACCTAAACGATAACGAGGTAGATAACTACAACGGTACGCTCTCTTGCTTAAATGCTCTTTGGGTTAAAATGCACAGAGATTTTGCAGACAACAATATAACGGCGTCGGATAGTCCGACCTTGACACAGATAACCTACTCGGATAAAAACCTATTAGACGGGTGGGATATGAGCTTAGAGATAGAGATGCCAATAGACGAAACTAGCTTTTGCTTTTGGGAAGTATAGCTAAAATATTTAATACTCTAGGGAGTAATGTAGTAACGCAGTCAAGAGCTAATCTAAAGAAAAAAAAGAAAGGCGATAGTAACCTATCTAAAAACCTATCTTATAAAGTAAAGGGTAGCTCTATTGAGTTTATACTAGCGGATTACTGGGAATATGTAGACGCAGGGGTTAAAGGTGTCGGAGGTAAAAGAGCGGATAAAAAAGTAAAGGGCAAAAAAGTAACGGGCAAAGCTTGGAAACTTAAAAAGGTAACAAATAATAAATTTAAGTATCGAGATAAAAAGCCGCCGTTTATGGCTTTTAACGGGTGGACTATCCGAAAGGGTATAGCTCCAAGAGATGCAAAGGGTAGGTTTACAAGTCGAAAGAGTTTGCTTTATGCGATTGCAAATAGTGTGTATCACACAGGAATCGAGACGACTCATTTCTTTACAGACGCCCTAGACAATGAAGTACTAAAACTAGGCGACGAGATAGGCGAGGCTTTCGCTCTTGACCTTATCGACGGAATGAATATTAAAAGTGATAACGTAACAATAACAAAATGATAAGAGCATTAAGTCCGTTTTATATAGATACTCCTTTAGTGTATGGGGGTGTAACTTGCGCAAAGTATACGCTAAACGTTTGGGTTTGGAATGGCGACAAGTCTACTCCAGACTCTACCAATAGCTACCAGATAACCTACCAAAATACTACGGCATCGACAGGCTCGCATAGTATAAACATAAACGCAATTATACAAGACTACATCGAATTTACAGAGCCGTCTCTTTTGCTGTCTACGGGTATACAATTAATTGACGGCAACAACCAAGAATGGGTATATACTTACGTTACGTATGACGACCTTACAGCGCTAGAACACGAAGAGACGGATATAATGGTGCTAGGGTATGCTTACGGAAACGAGGGCAGAAATGTAACGGCGGTATCTAATCAAACACTTTTAAAGCCTCAAGAGTATAAAGTAAATCGAGAGGGAAACTTTGTCTTTCCTATCTACGTGCCTGTAGCTTTAGGTACGTCGGATTTAATAACGGTAAAATCTTATCCTAGTTTAGATATAAATTATAGTGCAACGGCTACGCAATCGGACGAGAGTAGCGAGATTGTGCAATACCTATGGGTAGATTTATCCCTAGCGGTAGACGATTCTTATATAGAGATTGTTTGGAAAGGTAAAACGACAACGCTAGACCTAACAGACGAGTGTAAATATTCGCCTTTAGACGTGTTTTTTCAAAATAAAGACGGCGCTTTGCAGACCTTTACTTTCTTTAAAAAGCAAGAGGAGAGCATAGAGGTAACGGATAGCAGTTTTGAGACTAACAGAGGGCAGGCGTCGGACGGATTCCATCAGTTTGTAAGGTACGGCGTTCAAGGTCGCACTACATTAATGGCGGAGACGGGTTGGCTAGACGAGGATATGAACGAAGTACTCAAACAAATACTATTAACAGAGCGTATCTGGAGCTACGATGGTACAAAATACACGCCTTTAAACATAAAAAAGACCTCGCAGAAATTCAAGACAAGGCAAAACGATAGGTTAATTAACTATACTATGAC